AGTGCTCCGGTAGCCTCAACCTGCTCGGCTTCGCTAATATCTGCCATAGACAGGCCGTGTTTAGCCAAAAGTGAATGCGCCTGACGCATGGCTATAGCCCGCTCGTGCTCGTTGTCGTTTCTGTCCGCATCGCCACGAGCGAGCAATTTCTGGATTTTTTCGATAATGGAATTATCCATTCTTGCCCCCTATCGCATCAGTCTGAGAAACATGAAATACAGTGGTGGGACACGGCGAGCGCCAACTTTCCACCTTGTCACCGTCCTCAGCATGGACGATTTTTGACATAGGGATGAAAGTAATGATCTTAACCCCATGTTCGCCTTTTCTGACTTGACGGCCTAACGCTTGCCAGGCGTTATAAGTCAAGACGTTCTCGCGCGGGGTTATCTGGTCAGGCGGAATGCCCTTCTCGATAAACCCCGAGATGATGGCCTGATAGTTCATTAAGGACTGCCCGGACTGTGCCCGGATAAGTGCGGCTTGTACTGTTTCAGATTTCATGATTTTAGCTCCAAGCTAGTTTGGCGAATTTGCCTTATTGCCGCCTCCGAGAAGCGGCAAGCGGACAAGGCGCTAGTAATACAGGCCGCGAGCTTCAAAAGCGCGAATAATACGGCGAGCAATCATTTCACCTGTAAGCGTTGACTTATGGCATTTGCGCTCAAGTGTTGCCGCATGAAATGATCGCTCACCTAACGTACGACTTGCCCGCCATGCGCCAGCAGTACGCCTGATATTTTCTAGTTTACGCATCGTTCTAACCTCCAAGTTATATGTATTGGATGAAAATTCGGTCAGGCTTGGCCGATATTGGTAGTTTCCGACGCCAGCAAAGTGCTACTAAATCTCCATTGTGCGCGGTCATTGTTTCCATGTACTTGGCGCCAGTACCACGAGGTAAACTCTCAATATTCTTGAGAGCCGGTGCGTCTTTAGCTTGTATGATTTTCATAATCTAACCTCCAAGGTAAGCCTAGAACCGCTAGGCCGGTAGTTCATCCACCACTGCGCCCGTGAGGCGCAGGGATTGAGGGACTAGACAAGTAAGGCAAGACCAGACTTAAACTTGCGCGGGCCTACGCCAGACTTCTTGACCTCGACAATGCCAAGGCGGGCCTGCATCTCAAAGCCCACGCCGTCGCATCCCCAAGTTGAACCGGGCGATGATTGGCGAAATTTAGCGAGAATATCACGCGCCCGGTCAACCTCGTCGGCAAATAACTCGCGAGAAACACCGGATTTCGTGACATACACGACAGTGTTTCGATGCTCGATGGTGAAACCTTGGTAGTTCATTTTCGCTATCTCCTGTTATGCCTTACGGCTGTTAAAGGGTGAGGCTCAAGCTTCCGACCGTCTGAATGTAGCCCGAACGGGGCGCACAGACAGCAGCTATCCTTCGCTTGATAAGGTTTGGGAGTTGAACCCGCATTTCTTTCGGTTGCCTCATATTTAATGTGCTGCCTTGTGTGTCGGTAAATCAGGTCTAGGATCATGCTCTATCAGGTATAATCTAGGCCCGTGTTCCGGCTGGTACCCAGCTTTGCCAGTGTTTGCTACCAGCTTGTAGCACTCGCGGCCTATGTAAACTGTCTGATCGTCTTGACAGACCACCAGTGCGGGTTTACGGCCTAATTTACGATTGCAGATAAAGCATTTCATGGCTATGCCTTACGGCGGGGTTTGTCATAGTAGGGCGAGCGGCATCTGGGACACGTAAGTGGTGCCAACTTGCCCAGCCATTGATGCTTACAGCGCGTGCATGTATGTAGTGTTCTCATACTGTATATATACGCTCGATGTAATCCACTTGCAAGGACTATTTACACTATATGTATACCACTCATCGGATAGTTCATAAGCAAATAAGAAAATGTTAATGTACTCAGAGAAACTATATGGCCTGCAATACGTTACCCTGAAATGTATGTAAGGAATCACTAACTTATGGCCGTCAGAAAACGAACTTACCAGACCGATAAGACAAGAGAAAAGATCAGGACGACTGAGCTTAAGAACAGACTAGAAGCTTATGCCCTGGGTTTGGACGACCCCAAGTCAAAGAAGCCTGTCAGCATGGAGTCTGGACAAGTTAAGGCGGCCCTTGGATTGCTTGCCAAGACCCTGCCAGACCTAACCAGTGCCGATATCCACGACAGCCGCCAACAAGAGAGCAGGACATACGAGGATATCCGCTTAGAGCTTATCAGAGAGCACGGCGAGCCAATGGCCCTACTGCTCCTGAAGGAGATTTCCCAGGGAGATTATCTTAAAATGGTTCAGGTTAAGCAGACAATGACTGTTAAGGATACAGACAAGCCTGATACGATGGAGCATGGGGTAGATGTTTCTCCCGCTCACGCACAGCTCATAAAATCCCCTGATCCAGGCGTAATTAAGCCACAATAGCTTGTGTATATCCTGTGTATAACCGCCCATGTATAACTAATGCCAAGCCAATAATATGTAACTCATTGATTCCTATAGAAAGGCATGTGCGTGTAATAGTTATTATGTAAAATGGCCAGACCTAAGTCATTGATTCTCGATCGGTGGCGGCATACCCCATACCGTCCCCCCAATCTGCGTATTGAAAAGTACGTGAATGTTTCACCCCCACACCGGGGGGGTTGTTATACAACTCCTGTACTAACATGACTCCTAAAGCCAGAGAAGGAAATAATCGTCGTTGTCAGAGATGGCGTAACAGGAATAAATCCAGGTATAGGGAATATCAGCGTTTGCTTATGAAGAAAAGGAGAGCCAATGGCTTATGAAGGAGAGAATGGAGATTAAGGACCAAAACAGGAAGTATCGGTAATGGGCTTATTGAACCTGAAAGAAGCCATGATGAGAATTTGCCTAAGATTCTGGAGACTAAGTGAGCATCGCTGAAGCTCTCGATCTGGCCAGAGAAGCCAGAGAATACAAAGATACTCATAAGCTCCTTTACTTCGATCCCTATCCTTTTCAGAAACGGTTCGCGGATAATAGTCTGCATTATTCACAACTTTTGCAATGTTCCGCAAATCGTATAGGGAAAAGTGAAATAGGCGCGGAAATTATGGCCTCTCATCTGACCGGTATTTATCCTGATTGGTGGGAGGGAAGAAGGTTTTTACGACCCATTAAGGGGTGGGCGGCGGGGATTAACAACGACAAGACTAGAGACATCGTACAGTCAAAGCTTTGTGGTGAACCTGGAAACCCGACTGATTGGGGGAAAGGCTTTATCCCTAAAGACTGTCTGGGCGAGACAGTTAGAAAACCCGGCGTCCCCAATGCTTTACAGGGCGTTTATGTAAAGCATGTAAGTGAGGGGTGGTCTTATCTTGCCTTTAAATCCTATGAACAAGAAGCAGTGGGGTTCATGGGCGAGTCTGTAGACGTCATTTGGCTGGACGAAGAACCGAAACAGGAAATTTACACCCAAGCCCTGACTCGTACCCTCGATAGAAAAGGCATCCTCTACATGACCTTCACTCCTGAAAATGGAGTGACGGAAGTCGTGGGGCAGTTCATGAACGATCTTAAACCAGGTCAATTCATGATGTCAGCTACGTGGGATGATGCCAGTGACGAGATTCTGACCATCGGGGGTAAACCGGGTCATCTCGATAAAAAAATGAGAGAACAGATTCTACAAGCCTACCCTCCCCATGAAAGAGAAATGCGGAGCAAAGGCATCCCCCGTATGGGATCGGGACTTGTATTTGACGTGGTGGATGAAAACATCATGTGCGAACCCTTTGAAATTCCCGATTATTACATGAGGGGCTGTGGAATCGACTTTGGTTACGAACATCCCACGGCGGCGGTTTTGGGGGCTTACAACCCTGACAATGACTGTATTTATATACACGATACCTATCGCGTGGAGACCCAGACACCGGATATACATGCCCTGGCTTTAAAGGCCCGTGGTTGTGACTGGATACCTGTCTTCTGGCCGCATGACGGCAACCGAGCAGACGGTTATGGGGGTCAGACGTTAGCTGAACAGTACCGAAAGATCGGGATCAACATGCATTATGAGAACTTCTCTAATCCTCCCGGATTGGGAGACGGGGAGGGGGAGGGAGGAAACCAAGTGTCTCCGGGGTTGATGGAGATGCTGGCCCGTATGCAGACTGGAAGACTTAAAGTCTTCAAGAACCAGTCGGAGTGGTTTGAAGAAAAACGCATGTACCACAGAAAGGATGGAAAGATCGTGACCAAACGAGACGACCTGATGAGCGCCAGCCGTTACCTGGTCATGTCCCTGAGACATTTTGTTTCTAAAAAATATATGTTCCAATCGAAAAAGAAGATTGATTATAACAAATCACAGAGGTACATCGTCTAGTGGATGACTCAGAATTAAAATCCATCATTCAGGCGGAGATTGCTAACGCCATCGGTACTTATACCTCCGGGGGGACCTCAGGAACCACCACGTCTACTTCGTCACTCTCGTCTCAGCGCGAGAAGGCGATGGATTACTACTTGGGAAGGCCGTTCGGTAACGAACAGGAAGGCCGGTCACAAGTCGTCTCGACTGACGTGATGGACACGATTGAATGGATCATGCCGTCCCTGATTCGTATTTTCACGTCCTCGGATAAAGCCGTGTCCTTCGAGCCTTACGGACCCGAAGACGAGGCCCAAGCCGAGCAGGAAACTGACTACACCAATTACGTCTTTTACAAAGAAAATAACGGTTTCCTGATTCTGTATTCGTGGTTTAAAGACGCGCTTCTTCTGAAAAACGGATATGTAAAGTTGTACCCGGAGGAATACTCCAAATCCACGGTAGAGACGTATGAAAACCTGTCTGATGAAGAATTCAACATTCTGATTACCGACGACAGCTTGGAGCCGATAGAACACAGCGAACAAATTTCCAGTATAGAAATCGAAGGCACTTCTGTACCTATTACGTTACATAACCTGAAAGTCAGGAAGTCGTTCAAGGAAAAGAAAATCTGTATCGTTCCCGTCCCCCCTGACGAGATTCTGGTTTCCCGAAAGACGTTAAGTGTGGATATAAATACCTCGCCCTTTGTGGCGCACAGGTCGAAGAAAACCATCTCCGATCTGGTAACGATGGGGTATGAAAAGAAAAGACTGGAAGAACTGGGCGGATCGGAATACGACTCGACCCAGGAAAGAATAGCTAGATTTTCCTACGACTCCACTTCACCGGATGAAAAAGAGACGTTGGACAAGTCCATGAGGGAAGTCTGGGTCAATGAATGTTACACGACGGTCGATTACGACGAAGACGGCATTGCTGAATTAAGAAAGATCACGATGATTGGGAATGAAATCTTCGACAACGAAGAAACCGACATCATTCCTATTTGCGCTTTAACGCCTATTATTCTGACGCACAAGCATCACGGTCTTTCAATGGCCGATACCATGTCTGACCTTCAGTTGATAAGGTCCACCATGCTGAGACAGATGTTGGACAATATGTATCTGGCGAACAACCAGAGAACCGGCGCGGTGGAAGGGCAGGTTAATCTGGACGATCTGTTGGAATCCAGGGTGGGGGGAATTGTCAGGTTAAAAAGCCCTTCGGCCATCGTTCCCATTCCTTTCAACCCCATGCCGCAACAGACTTTTCAATTATTCGAGTTGACGGAGAACATAAAAGAAAACCGTACCGGCGTTACCCGTTACAACCAGGGGACGGATGCGAATTCGTTGAATAAAACCGCGACCGGCGTGAATCAGATCATGTCCGCATCTCAACAGCGAGTGGATTTAATCGCCCGCGTCATGGCCGAGACAGGCGTTAAAGACCTTTTTACCAAACTTCACGGAATGCTTATCAAGTATTCCGACAAACAGAAGATCGTTAAACTCAGAAACAAATATGTCTCGGTAGACCCTAGAGAATGGCGAGAAAGATACAACGTATCCATAGCAGTAGCGTTGGGAACGGGAAACAAGGAACAGACGGTTACTTCCTTGGTCACGATTCTTAATCTTCAGAAAGAAACCGTTTCCAGTGGCGGGTTTAACCGATTGGTGACGGAAGATAACATTCACTACGCACAGAAAGAACTGGTCGAGGCGATGGGGTTCAAGAACGGTGAACTGTTCTTTTCCAACCCCCAGATGCAACCACCGCCCCAACCGCCGGC